CTCTCTCCAGCGTCGACTCCAGGGTTGACCACACTGAACTCTGTCGTACCCAGTTGCACGCCATTATTCGATGGCTCCCCACTCGAAGTTGTTCCATCCACATTGCCAGCACGGGCAACATTGACGGGAGGGTCGGTATTCTTATCACTCATATCTAAGTAATCGAAAGGGCCAAGTTTATAGTCGGTACCCGAAGACTGTCTCTACTAAATTGCTATAGTCTAGTAGTTTAACGTCCGCTAGTCAGACGAGCTCCAATTAATATAGAGGGGAACCACGCTCTAGGAATGCTTGTTGACACTCCTCATACGACAGGGGGAATGGCGTGAAATCCAGATGGTTGATAGAGGCATCTACAATCTTCCGGGACCAATCGTCAAACACATCCCGTGGGTGCGCTGACAACTCTATCAGGGCGTTACAGACGTTTAGCTTCACATCTTCATCGTAGAAGTCACGCTTCTTCTTCCACTGAGGCATCTCTAATATGGTGTCTAGTGACAACGCCAACATATATTTACGCGACGGATCTGGGTGGGTCTTCTCGAAGGTTCTCTTCAAAAAAGAAATGTCTCTCAGGGTCCTGCCCTCCACGAACGCATCTCTCCGCTTCTCCTCGTCCGTATAGACCCACCCGAGCGAGTCAAAAGCCTCACTATACGCCTGCTGGGTCAGCACCCCAAAATGGGGGCTTCCTCGGTGCACGGCAATTATATTGTCATCGCCGTACACCAGGAACCTAACGTGCGAATCCATCTCCATCAAAAACTTACGCGCATTTGCACCGGTAAGTCCCAATATCTGGAGAGTCGCCATCCTTAAACCCATCAGGTTACACCACGAATTGATGTACGATGTATAGGCGTTCCCGGAAGAGTTGCTCCCATGCCATTCAACCACTCTTCCTTCACCATCCACGTGCCTACTATTAGCAACATCCTCTAACAGAACCATCCTCGCTATGGACGAATCAGACCTCCAGTCCCTATAGAAGGCATCCTGGGTGTCTGCAAAGCGAGCCAACAGAAAGTATGGTAGGCGGCCATCGAAGTTTGAAAAATCGCCAGCGATGTACTTCGAGTCTTCGCCCAGCCACCTAACAATTTCATCAGCCTCTCGGTACACATTCGCACCTATGGCCATTCCGTTAAGGAAACGGTTCAATTGTAAATTCTGCAAGAAGGCTCCTGATAGCATCCTACACGCGATCAGGTGACGCACACTCGACCCCATGATGAGCCGTGCGCCCTTGCCAGGTTTGCGACGCTCATCCTTGAGGGTGACTCTACATAAATTCAGCCCCCTCTTTCCACTTTTCGCAC